GCGTGCATGGGACGCGAACATGGACGTTATTGTTAACGTCGCTATCGGCGTTGGCAGCAACGAAGAGAAGATGGCGTTCTTAGGCCAAGTCGCGCAGAAGCAAGAGATGCTTATGCAGATGGGCGGACCGCTGGCTGACATGCAGGGCTACTACAATACCCTGTCACAGATGATGGCGCTGGCTGGGTACAAAGACCCGACCGTATTCTTCAACGACCCAGCCACGATGCCGCCTCCGCCACCGCCTGCACCACCGCAGGCGACACCGGAAGAGATGCTGTCGCAGGTTCAGATGGAAGCAATCCGCGCTGACATCCAGAAGAAGGCAGCAGAACTTGAATTGCAACGCGAAGATATGCTGCGCAAGGATGACCGTGAGCGCGACAAACTTGACGCTGACCTTATGATTAAGGCTGCTGAGATTGAAGCCAAGTACGGCACGCCTGTTAACACGGCCAGCATCGAAGCAATGATTATGCGTGATCGTGAGATGGTGCGTCAGCAGGAAGAAATGCAGCGCGCCGCTATGCAGGCCCAACAAGCCGCGCAGGCTCAGCAGGCTCAGCAGATGGCGCAGGCAGTTCAACAAGCGCAGATGCAACCTGAAATGCCAATGCAACCTGAACTCCCGCCAGAAGGTATGATGTAATGTTTGAAGATTATTACTATGATAATCCGCAACTACAGGGACTTCTAGCTGCCGCTGCCGGTGGGCCTATCATGGACACGCCCCGTCAGGCGGCGGTTATGCCAATGACGCAACAGGCCGTTGCCCCTTTGTCCTACGAAGCTTTGGCGGATCGAAGGGCTGCGGCAAATACTCCGCCTCCCGGAACATCTATTACTGGCCCAACCGCTGGCGAAGACCCGCTTGCGTTTGGAACTGGTAACACGTTCAATGTGGCTCCGGGCCAAGAGGTTCGCCTTGTGGACGCTGGGGGTAATGTTATTGTCAGCGGTTCTGGCGTTGACGGCGCTAATAGAGCGGTTGCTGCGGCCCAAAGCCTCAGCGATGAACTTGGCGGGGCCGCTAACTTTAAGATACAAACTGGCGAACGCACAATAAACCCTGATGGTACTGTTGGCGGAACCCGCTACATTGACGTTGCTCGTGCAGCCCCGTCGCAAAGCGGTCTTGGTTTCTTAGCCGATAATGTTCTGCCATTTGCTGCGTCCTTTATCCCCGGCATCGGCCCTATTGCGGGCGCGGCTCTTGGCTCTGCCGTTTCAAGTGGATTACAGGGCCGCAGTCTTAAAGATGCTTTGACGCGGGCAGCTATCGCCGGAGGCAGCGCCTATGCTGGAGGCCAGTTGTTTGGCCCAGCTACTCCCGGAGCGTCGGCCCCAATGACGGGTGTCAATGCAGACTTAATTCCGAATGCACTCCAAGGTCTTAACTTTGGTAGCCTTACTAGCGCCGCAATCCCTGCTGCCGTCGGTGGTGCTGCGGGCGACATCCTCGTAAACGCAGCAACAAAGGCAGCGGCAAGCGCAGTGCCTAGTATTCTGGCATCAACAGCGGGCAATGTGATTGGTCAAGCGGCGTTGTCGCAAGCAGGCACGCCAAACCAACGCAACACGGATGCCGGTACGGATTCGAACGATGGGTATGTTGACCCAGAGACTGGCGACATCGTTGTTAGTAAATACCGCCCCATAAGCCCTCCGGGCGGCTACGCTCCTATACCTATTTTGGGAGCAGGGTTAGGGGCAGGCTCTATACTTGACAGCTTAGGACCATTAAACCCGCCACCCGCAGACCCCGCGTTGATGCAGCCGGAGACTTTGCCGGAGGACATTGTTGTCACCGCTACACCGGAAACAGGATTACCTGTTGGGTCTATCCTCGCGCAACTGCCTATGCTCGGTTTGCCAACACCCGATCCCGCATTGACAGAAAATAAGTTTAATTTCAAAGACGTTCTCGGCACTGGCTTAACTGTACCTCAACTTCTGTCCATTGGTGGTGTCGGGGCCGATCTTCTTCAAAGCCTGTTAGCCGGTGGCGGCGGCGGTACAGGAACCGGATCGCCGTATGTTTCTCAGTTTGGTACGGGCGCAGGCTTTGCCCCACGCCAAGATATGCGCGCCAATCCAAACATCCTAGACTATGAGCGTTATGGCTTTGGCCCAGAAGCTATGTTCTTCAAGCCAGAGTACAGCGGCCTTCTCCCCGCAAATGCTCCGGCCCAAGCGCCGCAAGCAATGACCATCAACCCTGCGTATGTACCGCTAATCTGATGGACCCTATAACAAAAGCTGGCCACGCAAAGCGACTTCTTGAGGATGACATTCTCAAGGGTGCGTTTGCTGAAGTCGAAAGAGATATTTTTGAAGAGTGGCGCATGTCTGGCTACGCCGACAGCGACGCCCGCTCTGACATGTTTCACACGCTCAAAGGACTTGAGCGTTTGAAAGCCCGCCTACAGGCAATCCTTGACGATGGCTTAGTCGCCAAATCGAGGAGTTAACATTTATTAAAGAAGGTGCTATATGACGGAACAAGTCGGCAACCCCGGTGGGATCGGCCTCCACGAAGCAACACTAGCCATCGACCAACTGCTTGGCCCGAATGAGGACAACCAAGATCAGGCCGAGGCGCAAGAGCCTGAAGAGGCTCAAGACGAACCGGAAGAAACTGAGGCCGAGGATTACTCGGAAGAAGAAGATACCGAAGAGTCTGACCCGTATGAAGAGGACGACAACGAAGAGGTTATCGAACAGGAACTTCCTGACGATCTAGTCATCAAAGTAAAAGATGATGGCAAAGAAGTGGAAGTCACCCTTGACGAACTTCGGAAAGGTTATTCTCGTTATTCGGATTACACACGGAAAACTCAGGCGTTAGCCGAAGAACGCAAGTCGTTCTATGGTGAAGCCGAAGCGATCCGTATGGAACGCGCTCAATACGCGGAACTGCTCCCGACGCTTAAAGCGCAGATCGAAGTGCAGTCCGAGGCTGAGCCTGACTGGGACAATCTTTATAACGAAGACCCCATTGAGGCGGCGCGGTTAGAACGGCATTGGAATAAGTCTCGTCAAGAGCGAGCCGCTAAACTTCAGGCTATTAATACTGAACAGCAGCGGATTGCTGAAGAGATGAGCAAAGAGCAACAGCGGGCATTGGCTGACATTGTACAGTCAGAGCGCGCCAAACTCACCGACGTAATTCCTGAATGGAAAGACGAAGGTACAATGCAAAGCGAAGCTAAGGAACTTCGTGAATGGGCTATAAACAATGGGTTTAGCGAACGCGACCTAAGTGCACTTGTTCAGGCCACTCACGTTTCGATCCTACGCAAAGCGATGATGTTTGATAAGGGTACAAAGAAAGTGGAAAAAGTGAAGGCACAGCCAAAGAAGGTTGCGCGGATCGTTCGTCCAGGTTCTTCAGGTACTCAGATCAACACACGTTCAACCGATGTAAAGAGAGCTTCCCAGCGCCTTGTGCGTAGTGGCCGCATTTCTGATGCAGCTACTCTTTTGGATAAACTCATTTAATAAGGATATGAACCATGGCTATTGTAGCTAATACATTTACCCGGTACTCCGCTATCGGTATTCGTGAAGACTTGTCGAATGTTATCTATAACATTTCGCCAGAAGAAACTCCGTTCATCTCGAACATTGGCCGCGAGAGCGTCAAGAACACCTACTACGAATGGCAGACGGACAGCCTTGCTGCTGCATCCGCCGCTAACGCCGCGCTTGAAGGCGATGATGTCTCCTCGTTTGCTGCTGTCAGCCCAACCTCACGCGTTGGTAACTACACGCAGATCAGCACGAAGAACGTCGTCATCTCCGGCACGCTTGAAAGCGTCGATAAGGCAGGCCGTCGTTCGGAACTGACCTATCAGCTTGCTAAGCTTGGTTCGGAACTGAAGCGTGACATGGAAGCTGCGTTGCTTGCTAACCAAGCAGCGGCTGCTGGTAGCACCACGGTTGCCCGTCGTACTGCTGGTCTTCCTGCGTGGTTGACCTCGAACACCTCGACTGGTGTTGGTGGTGCAAACCCAACGGTTGGCTCGACCCCGACTGCTGCTCGTACCGATGGTACGCAGCGTGCGTTCACAGAAACTCTGCTGAAGACTGTTATCCAGAGCGTCTGGACGCAGGGCGGTACGCCTAAGATGTTGATGGTTGGTCCTTTCAACAAGGTCGCTTCCTCGGCATTCACGGGTATTGCTACTCGCTTCCGTGACGTTCCTGCTGGCCAACAGGCACAGATCATCGGCGCAGCCGACGTGTATGTGTCTGACTTCGGTACGGTCAACATCGTTCCTAACCGCTTTCAGCGTGACCGTGATGCGTTCGTAGTCGATCCTGATTACGCCTCGTTGGCAGTTCTTCGTCCCATCCAACAGATGGAACTGGCGAAGACGGGCGATGCCGAAAAGCGTCTGATGCTCGTTGAGTATGGTTTGAAGGTGAACTCGCAAGCTGCGCATGGTATCATCGCCGACTTGACCACCTCGTAAGCACTAACTGGGTGAGGGGGCCATGTGCCCCCTCATCTAACTATTGAGGGCTTTATGACAAAACGTCTTATTAACGATGATGCTTTCACAGGCGTCAAAACTTTTTACGATTACGATGCCGGTAAAGACGAAGCGATCATCTCGAAAGAGCAAGACGTTTCCGCAATTATTGAGCAGAACAAGCGCGAATTTAATGAAGCGCCGGAACGCTGGGGTGAATGGTCCAAGGTTGGCAGCATCCCAATTTCAGTGTATTACGAACTTGAGCGCCAAGGTATTACTAAAGACCAAGAGCGCATGAAGAAATGGTTGAACGATCCTGACAACCTTTACTTCCGCACAAGGCCGGGGACTGTTTAATGGCAATTACAACGTACTCTGAATTAAAGACCGCTGTCGCTGACTTCCTTAACCGGGATGATCTTACTTCGGCCATTCCAAATTTCGTTGCATTAGCGGAAGCGTCTTTGAACCGCCGTATGCGCGCTCCTGAAATGGTGACGCGGGCAACGGTAACGGTTGATGCAGAGTACGAGAACCGTCCAGCCGATTGGCTTGAGACAATTCGCTATCAGATTAACACAAACCCAATCGGGGTTCTTCAGTTTGTTACACCGGAAGAAGCCAGCATCCAGAAGACCAAGTTCTCTGTGCAAGGCGCGCCGTTGTTCTTCTCAACTGTTGGTACTCAGTTCCAACATGTACCTGCGCCGGACACAGCTTACACGGCTGAATTGATGTACTATGCCCGCGTTGCTGGCTTGTCGGATGCCAACACTTCTAACTGGCTTTTAACTGCTAATCCTGATATATACCTGTACGCAACGCTTGTTCAAAGCGCGCCATATTTGAAAGAAGATGAGCGCATTGGTGTTTGGGCTGGCATATTAGACCGCCTGATGGCTGAATACGAAGTTGCAGAGCAGCGGGCCAAGACAGGCTCAAGTCGGTTGGTTACTCGGACAAGGACGTTTGGTTAATGGCGGATACAACAACTACCAACC